CAGATATAAAATTCAGAAGATTATTTCTAAGAAAAAAAGCAGAAGAATTTCATAATAAAAAAGATGAACGACTCGAACGACTCCAACAACTCCAACAACTCCAGCAACTCAAACGACTCCAACAACTCGAACGACTCCAACAACTCCAACAACTCCAGCAACTCCAAATATCTTCATTGAGTTATGAAAAAGTTGAGATTAAAAAAAATTCTATTATTTATTGCGATATTCCATATGACAAAACCGAAGACTATGGGAATAATTTCGACAGAAGGAAATTTCTAGATTGGGCAAGTGCTCAAACAGAGCCAGTTTTTATTTCGGAGTACAATATAAACGATGATAGGTTTTATAAAGTTGTTGAGTATGAAACTGCTTCTTGTTTTGGTGGACAAAAGAAAGAAACAGAGAAGTTGTACTGCAATAATGCTGCACAAAAAATACTGAATGCGGTGAAAAAATGAAAAAAGACATAGACTGGGCAAAATTAGATATTTATCTATCGTTTGATGCTTCAAAATCAACGTGTTCACAAGAATTTGAAATGAGTGAGGATACTTTAGATCGAAGAATAAGAAAAAAGCATAACATGACTTTCATGGAATACAAGAGAAAAAAACTTGAGAAAACCGTTTTGAAACTAAAACAAAAAATGATTCAGAAAGCAATTGGTGGAGACAATACATGTTTGATCTTTACGCTCAAGAATTTGTCAACGTGGTCGGATAAAAACGAACTGACGATAGAAGAGAAAAAAACCCATCTATCGGTTTTGGTAGCAGAAGTTTCAAAGGTAGAAATCGAAAATAAACAAATCGAAATGAAAATTGACGACTAGTAAAAATGAAATTGCGTTCGTAAAAAGAATTCAAAAAGATCCGGTATTCTTCTTTAAAAAAGTTCTTGGCACAAGAGAGATTCATCAATACCAAATAGACAAAATAATAAATCCTGTTTTAAAATATGACAGAGTAGCAATAGCGGCGACACATTCAATAGCAAAAACGTGGACTATGGCAAGAATTGCCCTTTGGTTTTTAACATCGTTTCCGAACTCAAAGGTGATCACTACTGCGCCGACAAATAGACAAGTCAAGGCATTGCTTTGGGGAGAGTTACGATCAGCATACGAGAATGCAGCGGTCGAACTAGGTGGAGATCTTTTAACGACAGAATTGAAGTATGGTCCAGAGTGGTACGCAATGGGGTTTACGCCACAGAAAGAAGCTGGAAAATCAAGAGAACAAATTGGATCTACATTTCAGGGATTCCATTCGCTTTATATTTTGGTGATCTTTGATGAGGCAACAGGAATACCGACCGACTTTCACAAAATGACAGAGGGACTAACGACGTCAGGAAAGGTTGTCAAATGGGTCCAAATAGGAAACCCGACAACCAGATCGTGTGAATTTTTTAAATGTTTTGGATCGAAGCAATGGCACAATGTTTATATGTCGTGTTTTGATTCGCCGAACATGAAGGCGAACAAGATTAATTCGCTCGAGGATATCAACAGAGAATTACAAATAATTTCGGAGATGGCAAAAGAAGAAGCGATCGAACACATCGAGCGATATAAAAAGCCCGTGCCATATCTTTTAAATGCCCAATGGGTTATTTCTAAAGCATGGGAGTGGGGCATTGATCATCCTCTTTTTCAATCGAAGGCTCTCGGAATATTTCCCGATATCGACGAAAATGTTCTTGTTCAGTACGCAGATGTTTTGGAAGCGATAGAAAGAGAATCAGAAATAAATATGCTTGAGAATAGATCTATTGGCGTTGACGTTGCGAGGTATGGCGAGGACTCGACAGTAATAATCGAATTAGTTGGAGCAAAACAAACGTATCACCAAAAACTTTCAAAGCGAGGGGCAGTCGACATAGTTGGAACGATCATAGCTAGAGTAAACATGATGCAAACGACTATTACAAAAATAGTTGTGGATGCTACTGGCGTCGGTGGAGGCGTGACGGATCTTCTCAAAGAGCATTTTAAAAACAACAGATTTGTTGAGGTAATAGAAGTACATTTTGGTCAAACATTAGACCTCGATGAAAATAAAACACGCTACAAAAACATAAAGGCGTATATATTCGATTTGTTGGGTATTGACCTAAAGCAAAATTTGGATATTATGGATATAGAGGATTACATCGTAGAACTTCCATCGATTCGCTATACTTTTGACGGACAAGGTAAAATGGTCATTGAATCAAAAGATGATTACAAAAAACGAACCGGACGGGGATCACCGGATAGTTCTGACGCCCTGGCTCTGGCAAACTATGGTCGGCATCTCAAGAAAACAGCAGGAAGTTTTTCAGGCATGAATGAGAAATCAAAAAAGACTAATGTCAATATAGAAGACAACTGTCGTCGGATTATCCCAAAGGAAAATTAATGGTGGATACAACTTTTAACGATACGCCAAAAGGCAAATCGGGGACCTTAATATCGTCCGGGATTGTTCAAAACGATTATCTCCAAGCTTACGTCGGTGTCAATGCTTCTGTTCAATACAACAAGATGAGGCGAAGTGATCCGCAAATCAGAAAAATTTTAACGGCAATTAACTCTCCGATAAAAGCAGCAGTATGGACGATCGAACCGGCAAGCGAAGAATCAAAAGATTTAGAAATTGCCGCCCTGGTTGATCAAGTAATTTTCAAAGACATAAAACTTCTTGAGAAACTAAACGAAATATTGACTTTTCCTGTTCACGGTTTTTCTGTTTTTGAAATCATTCACAAAAATGTTGATAAAAAAGATTTTGGAAAGTACACGACAATTTCAAATCTTGGTTTTCGTTCTCAAGAATCAATTATTGAATTTGATCATGATGAATCAACCGGAGAGATATCACGGGTTAGACAGTATCAATATGGTGACCTAGGTGTCGATGTATGGCTTGATGCAATGACCTTACTTTTCTTTTTTAACGAGAAGGAAGGAAGCGACAACGGTTATCCGATATTAAGAACTATGGTTGGGCCATGGAAGAGAAAACAATTAACCGAAACAATTAAGATGATCGGGATTGAAAAATTTGCAATTCCAACGCCGACGCTCGAGGTGCCAGCAAACATTTCTCCAAACGATGAAGAATATAAAGCAGCCATAAAAATACTAAATGGATTCACAAGCGCAGAAAATGCTTATATTACATATCCGGCTGGCTGGAAGTTAGATCTACAACAAAATAATGGATTCAATCCGATGTTTCTGGAAGATTCAATCAAGAGAGAAGATGAGAAAATGTCAGGCGCTTTGCTTGCTTCTTTTCTTGAGTTGGGAACTGGTGGAAATGGTGGAGCGTATGCCCTTGGTGATAATCTAGAGAATATCTTTTTGCAAGTTATCGAGTCATTCGCTTCTGTGATAACAAATTCTTTTAATGACAAAATTATTCCTTCGATCGTTAATATGAATTACGGACAAGAGATTTCTGTTTATCCAAAGCTTGCATGTTCCGGGATCTCGAAAAAAGCCGGTGAGGCGTTAATGCGAATTATCACCGGGTACACAAATGCCGGTGTAATTGGTAAGGATGAAACTCTCGAAGATTACGTTAGAAATACTCATAGGCTACCAAAAAAATCAGAAGGAAGCGCAATTGATAATCAAGAGATTGACGGTGAAATAGACGAAGACGTTGAAGTTGAAGACATCAATGAAGAAGAAAAAAAAGTTGAAGCAGAAGAAACAACCAAATTAAAAGATAGTATCTTGCTTGCAGATAAAACGCCAAATTTATTGATTGATTCAGAAGCAAAGATCATACAAGATGCAATGGTTTATAATTTGGAATTCATCGGAAAGAAATTGATTGCCGATGTTATGAATAAATATAAACAATTGCCAGCTGAAAATAAACTTGCTGCGATAACTGATATCACTGTGGGCGGTGTTGCAAAATACAAAAGACTGATGAAGGGTATCTTTACAACAACTTCGTCAAGGGCACTAGATCAAGCAAAGCAAGAGATACCAGAAAAGAAGAATGTTAAATTAAAAGTTAACGAAAAAATAATGGCAGAGATGGACAAATATAATTTGAAATTTGTCGACAGAGAATTTTCTACTTTGCCAGCGCATTTGAGGCGATTAATTTTATTACAATCTGACAGGTTAGTTGAAAGGCAAGTAAGAGAGCTAGAGGATCGGGTAGCATTTTCATTTATGCAAAATGTTCAATCTGTTGATAGCGCCATGGGAATTGAAAAAGAATTGTCTGATGCTGTGTCTGGTTACTTGACTAGTCCGGCAGTAGTAACGGGATCAATAAACTCGGCGTCTACATTGGTTAATCAAAGCAGAAATGATTTCTTTTTTGATCCAGAAGTTCAGCAAGAAATTTATGCGTATCGATTTAATAACAGTGATCCAAAGTCACCGATATGTAGAAAATTAGCTGGGATGATTTTCGCAAAGGACGATTCGGAGGCGATGGCCTATAGCCCGCCTCTTCATTATAATTGTAAATCATATTTGTCTGTTATTAAAACTAGCGCAAAAATAAAACCAGAGATAGTGGGACTTCCACCGATAACAAAAGCCGACAAGGATAGCATTAGCCTATCTGAAAGGATAATTTCATGGGAAATGTAGTCGATCTTTTAATGAGCAAAAAATATTATGAGTCAATCGATGAGGTAGAAAAATATTTACTTGAACAAGATGCGGAAAAAGGCTCTGTTGTTCAAACACTTATTTTTGACAAAAAGATTTTCCCAACTGAAACTGATGCATCAACATGGTCACGTGAGCACGGGTTTACATCGGTAAAGGTTGACGAGAAAAAAGATACCTGGCATTTGAGGCAATTAGATCCAAGCGAATTCGTAGACACATCTTTTCGAACAATTGATATCACGACAGGAGTTAAGGCGATAATTGGAACACTAAAGCAAGATGCCCAGGGTACTGATTCAATGTCGTATCTGTCATTAAGAAACCATGATGACTCAATAGTTTTTTCAGATACTCTTCCACACATTATCGAGTTGATAAAAGTTGTAAAGGGGTATCATCCACAATACGGCGAAGTCGAAGTAACAAAAGAAATGATTTTAAATTTTAAAGATAATTTTAACAAAAAAGTGATAGGTGTCGATTTAATGATTGATTACGATCATGGTCAAGCCGAAGCCGCCGGATGGATCAAAAGCGTATATATTTCATTAGACGGTGCTACACTTTTCGGCGAGGTTAAATGGACACCGAAAGGCGCACAATGTTTGAGCGAAAAAAGTTTTCGGTATTTTTCCCCTGAATTTGTTAGAAGTTACACACATCCACACACGGGCGTAAATCATGGCGCAACGTTGATCGGTGGTGGTCTAGTCAATAGGCCATTCCTTAAAATGGATGCAATCGTAAGCATGAAAGAAAAACAATCAGGAGATTTAACAATGACAATCAAATTAACGGAACATAAAGATATCGTTTCAAAATTTGAAGTTCAATTAGGAGAGTTAAAACTTTCCGAAGATAATGCTAAAAAAATTATCGCTGGACTTAAATCAGAGACACTTCTTTTGTCGGAAAAAGTAAAATTACTCGAAACTGAAAAAACAGAAAAAGAAAGAATTCAAAAAAATGAATTGCTCTTTTCTGAAAACAAAATCAACAAAGCACAACTTGATGCTCTCAATAGTGGAAAAGATCTTTATGAAATCTTGAAACTATCAGAGAATATGAACGTTGACGGAAAGGGGAAGTCTTCTAAAGAAGATTCAATTTCTCTTTCTGAAAGCGAAGAAAAAGCTTGTAACGTGCTTGGGATTTCTAAAGAGGATTTCGTAAAGTACAACAAATAATTTAAAATTGTTTTTATTGATAAAACGAAATTAAATTTAAAAAATTGGAGTTTGGAAAATGACAGCATTAGCAGATAATAAAGAAGTCACGGAAAAAGAAACCAAGGTTTTAGCTTTTCCAGTTGGCGCAACATTCAAAATTTTTAAAGGTGCAATTTGCAAACTAAATGCAGCCGGGTATCTTGCGCCACAATCAGCAGAAGCAGCAGGTTTTAAAGCTGGTATTGCAATTGAATTAGTTGATAATTCAGCAGGTGCAAATGGTGCGCTTTGGTGTCAAGTTTTAAGGAAGGGAACTTTTCTTTTAACTTTCGTCGGTCTTACTCAAGCAGATCTTGGATCTATTGCGTATGCGAGCGATGATCAGACAGTTAGCGCAACACAAGCGGCTAATGAAATTGCAGTAGGAACTATTGTAGGTTTCGAGAGCGCAACAAGTGGTTGGGTTGAATTGTAATAACTTTTTTTAAAAGTTGTTTTGATTCAGAGTGGTTTAATTTTTTTATAGGAGTTTAAAAATGGGACAAATAAAAAATTCGGTCGTGCTAGAAAAGGCACTACGAACAGAGTTCATGAAGTCTTTTGAAAATGGTGAAAATCCAGCGGACGTCATGAGCATGATCATGGAAACACAGTCAACTAGTTCAAGCGAGAAATACGGTTGGCTAGGAAACGTTCCTCAAATGTCTGAATGGAAAGATTCTAGAAAGTTGAGTGGATTGCTTGATTTCGATTATACTATCGCAAACAAGCATTACGAAGGAACTCTACAGGTTGACCGTAACGACATTGAAGATGATCAATACGGAGCAATCAAGGTAAGAATTCAAGATCTTACTAAAAGAGCAAAGACACATCCAAGAAAACTATTTTTTGAATTACTAAACGCTGGTACGACAGGGCTATGTTTCGACGGTCTACCTTTTTTCTCAACGTCGCACATTTATTTTGTTGGAAATACACCACAATCAAATTTGCATTCTGGAACAAAAGTCGGAACATATGCAACAGCCGCCGAGTTTATTCTCGATTTCAATTTAGCACGAGCAAAGATTGAAACACTTGTAGATGAGCACGGGGAGCCGTTCAATGAAGGCGAGTTGAAATACAAGGTTATTGCTTCAAAGGCAATGCAAGGTGTTCTCGACACCGTCTTCGGTGCAGACCTTATCAACAACACAACTAATACTATGAAGGGAATGGCTGAATACATGACTTCATCGAGATTGAATGGTGCCAATTGGTACATTGTTGAGACGAGCGGTAACATAAAGCCATTTGTGAAACAAAATCGTCAAGAGCCACAATTTGCAGCTCTAGAGGCTACAAGTGAAGGCGGATTTATGAGAAAGATGTATTCTTACGGTGTCGATTATCGAGTCGGCTTCGGTTATGGCCTTTGGCAAAAGGCAATTAAAATCACTTATTAGTGGTTTCTTGGCATAGCCAAACTAGGGGAGAGTTACTACTTAATTCTCCCCTCTTGTTAAAAAGGATTTTATGAAAATTAAAATTAAATTGAGACATAGACATCCAAAAAACAGGATGCCATTCTTTTCGAAAGCTGGGATGTTTTGGATTTCAAACGAATCAAAAGAACTTGCTGTTTGTGAAGAGGATTTAACCGAGCTTAGTTTTGAAGGAAACAAGCATTGGTTTGTTTATGAGATTGTAGAAGAAAAAGTTCAACCTGTTATTAAAAGTTACGAAAATAAAAAGAAAAAAATAGATGTCATTAGTTAACGATCCTCACGCATGGAAGACTAGAAAAAATAAAGACGACGAACTCGTTCAAGAATTAAGAGTTACGACAGATTCAGTGAGTGGGACATTTTCGCCGACAGGATTAACGAAAGGTCTGTTGGTCACGACTATGACCATTACTGATGTTGCAACCAAGATACCGCTAAGTGCATTGTTAGAACGTAATGCAGTATCAATACAAAACAAGGGTGCTGAAATATTATATTTAGGAAATTCTAACGTGACAGCCGATAGTGTAGAGGGGACGACAAGCGGTTGGGAAATCTACGCAGGGTCGTACATGGGTTTTGATATTACTGATGCTATAGACATTTATGGAATTTGCGAAACTGGAAAGTCAGTTTTGATTAAAATATTGGAGCTTGCGTAAATGCCAAATATTAGTCCTGTTTTTGTTCCAGCAAGCGACGTAAACGTCATTGCAGCAAAAACAATAAAAATAACAAACTTGACTCTTTCGCTTGCTAATACGGAATATAATCATCCATTGCAAAGCAAGTTGAAACAGCTTAAAATAAAGTCAAGGAGCGCATCAAGATTACAATATGCGTTTATTGAAGGAGATAGTTCGGTGCAGTTTCAAACGATACCGAAATTTTGCGAAGAATTTTTAAGTGGATTGGATTTCACTGATAAAATATTATACATACAAACAGACTCAACAGCGACTATCGTAGAGATAGTTGAGCTGTATTAACCACGGGAGGTTTTATGAGTTTAACTTTATTCGACATTCAATCAAGTGCGCACTCAATCGAAATTAAAAATGCTGCTGGACAAGCGCTTGCAATTGATGCCTCTGGGTATCTTACAGCAAATGTAAATGGCAGCGTTACCGTTGTTGATGGCGGTGGAAGTTTAACCGTTGACGGTACAGTTGCAGCGACACAATCTGGAACATGGGATATTGGAACAGTTGGTACGATCACCAATGCTGTAACAATAGTTGATGGCGGTGGATCTATTACCGTAGATGGATCTGTTGAGACAACACAAGGTGGTTTTTCAGACTGGAAAGTATCAGCACAAGCAATTGCATCAGCAACAGAATCAGAAATTGCAGCGACTCCACTTACCGGAAGAGTAAGCATTTTGATTCAAAATCTTTCTAGTAGTAACATCTACGTTAAAAACTCAACAGGTGTAAGCACTTCCAACGGTATGCTCATCCCCAAAAACGGAGTTTACGAAGCCGATCTCGATGATAATGCAAATATTTTTGCAATCGCACATTCGGGAGCATCTAACGACATTAGAGTTGTAGAGTACAAGGTTTAATTTTTAACTAGAGGTGATTATGGACGCAAGACCTTTGGAAAAATTTGAAAAAGATGATATTCAAAAACTAAGGGAATTGTTTGTCGTAATCACCTCTTGCGATTATCAGATAAAAGGAAATGCACTAGAAAAAGCTGGGTCACTTTTTTCCTGGTACAGAACACTTGAGAAAAAAATTGATTCAGCATTAAAAATGCAAGCACTAAACGATCTCGATAAAAAACCAAAACTAAAATCATTAGAGAGCGAATAAAATGGGCTTTGGCGATATCTCTCCTGATAATGTTCTAGAAGGTGGAACCGATGGCACAAAGATCGGGAACGTTGGAGATAGTTTAAAGGTTCAAGTCGTCTCTAATTATTTTTTTGCTCAAACCACAATTAATTTTGAACATCAAATGGTACACATTGGAAGATCATTTAGCCTAGATCATACTTATACATTAAATACAAATGCTACTCATGATCATATCTTAGTCTCTCCCGATACCACAAGAAATGCACATTTAATTGTGATTATTATGTCGAAGGGTGATTGCAGTTATGAGCTATATGAAGATCCGACATGCACTTACAATACAGAAGTAGTTACAATTAATAGAAACAGAAATAGCGCTAACGTCAACACAACAAAGGTATACAATCTAATTACGTTGACAAATCAAGGGACATTGGTTGCATTTCAAAGAATTGGACTTGGAGGGCCACAGTCCCAGGGAGGTCTTCAAGAATCAACCGAAGTCGTCTTAAAAAGAAATACAAACTATTTGATTCGTGTAAAGAGCAATGAGAATGGAAATATAATTTCATCATCGACTAGATGGTACGAGTACGATTATACAAGTCCGACGGGGTGATAAATGAGATTTTCGAAATTATCTTGGGCAAAATTCAAATCAATAGTTGTATCAAAGAAATTGAAGATTGATTTCCTTGAGATCGATGATGTGTACTGGATATTTAGTTCTATCGGTTCAGTTAGAATCGAGACGAGTATCGAAAAGAATACTCCAAAGAGTTCAGACCAAATTGATTTTGAAAATAATTATATTTTAGTATCCAACAAACAGATAATTTCAAGCACAATCCAATATCCTTTTAATGACAAGGTTCTGCCAACAGGACAAAAACTCTTCAGAAGAAAACACGGGAACACTCTACAAATCGAGTCAGGTGAAACACTGGCAATTGATGTTGAGGTTGACTATGGTTGGGCTAAACTCACAGATATCGAGGTGACAAATTGTTTATGTGGAGACATAGCAGACGTTGTGATTCTAGACTCAGAAAATGGAATATACCAGCAATCAAAAGGAATCTCTCCTATCACTCCTTTTTTGCAATTAAACCAATTCGGTTTTGACGTAGCAATGTGCAATAACTTTTATAAAGAAGATTGCCACTACGATGCCGATCTTATATTGGGAATGATTATTCGAATTATTTATGAAAACAAGGGTCAAACAAGAAAGATCGGCTTCAACGTAGGTCTTCACGAGGTAGTATGATTGATTTTATTTTAACTCTCCTAACACCGTTTTTAAAATGGGCGGCGAATGTTAGGTTTCCATATTCAAAGAAAAAAGTAACAGGGAAAATTTATTTGAATTTAAAAGATCATTTGGAAATTGGTACTGTATTGTTATCGACAACGTTCGGAGAGTTAACCGATTTAATTAATCCAATGAAAATTAAACACGGCTCAATGTTTGTTGGAAATATTTTAGGAGATGGTATTGATTATGTAATCGAGGCAACAGCAAAAGGCGTTGCCCTTATCGATGTGATTACATTTTTCACAACAAAAGATAGAGTTATCGGTTTAAATATTTTTATGTTTCCAGAAGAAAAAGCAATGATTGGCGAGATCGCAAAAGGTTTGATCGGAAAACCTTATGATTTCTATTTTGATCCTTCGGCAAAAGCTTTTTATTGTTTTGAGGTTGCGGCATTTATAGTTGAACAGGTAAAACAGATTGTACTGACAAAAGAAAAAGTCGGCGGTAAATTGGTTTACTCTCCTCTTTCGTTTCTTCAAGACAGAAGATTTAAAATAGTTTTTAATACCGAGGAATTATAATGGCATTGCTATATACAACAGTTGATCAGGTCAAAAGCTTGTTTAGAAAAATAAAGATTGAAGCTAAAACTTTGGTTGAGGCAAACAATACAGCGGTAACGACAGAAGACGTTGAGGCATTCATAACAGAAGCGGAAATTGAAATCAACTCTAGGATTGCAAATTATTATATTCTTCCGGCAGGAACAAATTCAAAAATTTTGTTGGGCAAGATTGCAAAATACAAAGCTGCACAGGTTATAAAAAATATACTTTCGTTAACACAAACAAATAGCGATACCGTAAAACAAGAAACGTATAGTTGGGACAAGATGGCGAATGATCTTTTGAATCAGATTGCACCATTGAATAAGTCAAAGCCGATAACTCCTTTGCCTGATACTGCACTACTGGCAGAGCCGCCCACGGGAGCATCACTTTTTAGTTCTGCGACGAATGTTGCAGTTTTCAAAAAGAACGAAGCGAATTGGTAATGATTACAAGTTACATTGTTTCGAACGATAAAGACATTGTCGCTGCATTATCGAGACTTGAGAAGACCGTAAGCGATTTTAGAATTCCATTTGGTATGATGGCAAATGAATTTTATAAAACAAATAAAAAAATTTTTCAATTAAAAAGTAAGGGCCTATATCGAGATTTCGGTGGCTTTGACCCGCTTAGAGAAGTTGGCTTCTTTAATGGAAAGCCAGAGACAGCCAGAAGTAAGGCGAAAAGGTTAAAAAAAGCACAGGTTGGTTTCGTTTATCCTTTACTTTTTAGAACTGGTAGGCTTGCTTCTTCGCTGTTGAATCGAAGCGATCCAGAAGCAGTTTATAAATTAGATAAAAAGAATCTTATACTGGGTACTGGTGTGCCATATGCCCTTTATCATCAAACGGGGACGCCTAAACTGCCACAAAGAAAAGTAGTATTTATCGACGGTGGACCCTATGAACAATCGAGAGGGGCAAATATATCTGGACGACGAGAGACATGGCTGAATATAATCAATCAATACATAGTTGACACAATAAACGAAGAAGGGTTCGCTAAATGAAAGTAACCATGTTGAAGAACAATTACAAATGGAATCCACTGTTGAGATTGGAAAGGAATGATTTGTGTATTTGCGGATCGACAAAGAAGTTCAAGGAATGTTGTCTTGATATTATGCCACATGTATTGCCTGATTACGTTGTCGATAAAATGAAAGGGTATGAGTCGGCAGATCAGTTTAATATTTTAAAAGTGTTTCTTCATCTTTTCAGAAAATCAGAAAAATCTAAGATACTAATTTTAAGATACAACATTCATTTGTTTGTCGAGAAGATTAATTTTTATATTGATAGTTTTGCGACGTTTTTATTTAAGGAGAGAGCGTAATGCTAATAGATACGGAAGTGATTGTCAAAGAAACTTTTGCATTTATTAAATCTAAATTAAACGCAGAACTTTTATTGATCGATACCGAAAAAGCTGATTTTGTTTTGGACCCAATTTATGATAATGCCTGGGCGTTTCAAAACCTGAATGCAGAGGTTTTTAGTTATCCTTCTTTCGTGGTCTATGGATTACAGGCAAGTCCAACTTTGACCGATTCGAACATTGCAAATTCAATTAAGAATTGCTTGATGTTTTTTGAAGTGGTCTTGACCGACGATGGCAGCAAAATAAGCGAAAATATTTTTTATAAATTGTTGAGATATAGTCGAGCACTTGAATCAATTATTCACAAAAACCCAAATAGAATTTTGAGTGGAATAAAATTTCAAGTCGAAGAGTTGTTGCCTACAAGTTTTGAAATTAATGGGGCAACGTACAGGAGCGCAGGAATAAATATTTCAGCACGATATAGTTCGAGATAAGCGGCGTGGGCGGCAAATTATTTTTTTTATGAGGTGATTTATATGGGTTTATCAAGTGATTTTTTAGTATTTGGGATTCATTCAATGGTTCCATACAAGCGCACGGATAAGATGCCCTATGGCATTTTGAAGATCCTTGGCGGTGGAACTATGTCTCTTTCAGCAGAATTCGAGGAGCTTTTTGGCGGCTCTAACCGTTATGCCTGGGCATCAGAGCCAAAGACAATTTCTTCCGAGTTTACTTGTAGCGTAAAAAGTCTTCCTGACTTTTTGCTCGAACTTTATCTTGCTGCCGAGGTATCGACTATTGCAGCAAGCACAACGGGAACAGCCGGAAGCTTTGCAAATGCGCTTGGGACAACTGTCTTTAAGGCCACAACTGGTATTGCAACGGTCACAGTAAAAACGGGTAGCGAAGCCGATCTTAAATCTGGTACGTATATCATTAAAGCGATATCCGCTAATACTGTTGATGTATTCGCTGCAACCGATGTGGATTTTTCCAGGGGAACGGATTTAGTTTTCGTCGATGATCTTTTGAAGATTACTACAACACCGATAACCATTGCGACAACTGTTGCGGTAACGGTTCCAAATCTCGGTATTGAACTGACTGGTGGATCTTCTGTAACGGCATTGACCATTGGAGACACGGCAATTTTTAAAGTTGTTGCACCTCACGGTGGGGTCTCTGACGTTATCATAGGAAAATCTTCGGCAATTTTCCCAGAGCATGGCCTATTTTGTCAGGCAGCAAAAAGAAGTGATGGTTCTCTTTTTGAAATGGACCTTCATAAGTGCGTCGGGGCAGGGTTTCCGATAGCTCTTGAGGAGACAACTTTTAGTATCCCAGAGCTAACTATTAAGGTATTATATGATAGTTCACTGGACCGTATTGCGACTTTCAGAAAAGTGAAGGGAGCGTAGTAGGGACGTTTCAGGTTATTCATTTTCTCCATGTGTGAGCCGCCTAGAAATAGGCGGTTTTTTTTTACCTAAATTTTCTTGCAAATCTTCTAATTTTATTTCATAATTCAAAACACAAAATCTAACGAACTCACTTAAATTTCCTTCACAATAGATATTTGCCATTACTTGAAGCTGATTTTTTTCTTTATCAGTACAGCGAATTGTTACCTTGTTGATCATGTAGCTTTCTTCTTTTTTTAATCGCATGTTTTTCATGACTTTTACCCTTTTTGTAAGACAAAATGTAAGACATACTTTATCTTTTATAACAAACATTTTTAAATTACAATTTTATTAACATCACTGGAGAGTAAAAATGAAAAACATCTTACTGGAATCGTTAAATCCTTCAAACGCTTTTCTTTTGATTAAGGGAAAAGAGTACAAGGTAAAACATTTTAATCTAACAGCTAGAGTTTGGGCCTTTGGACATTTTGCAACAACCGAACAGCCGAATGGCTTGCTTGCATTAAGCGACCATGTTGCGAATTTAAGAAGTTTTCAAATTTCGGAAATGATTTATTTTTTGCTCGAGTCAAAGGGTATCTTTAATTCTCTAGAGGAATTTATCGAAAGTTTTGAAACCGAAACAAATCTTTTAAATTCTTTACTTCCTGTTTTGGTAAAGACCATTGGGATTTCAGCCGTAGAGATTAATGAGGAGGAAGACCAACTAAAAAAGTAGCAAAGAGCGATAACACGTGCTGGGCAACCATATACGATGTATTCGCTCGACGATACGGATTAACGATTGAAGAATTTTATAACAATTATACGATAAGACAGATTACATATTTGTTAACGATAATAAAAAATGCTGATTACGACGAAAAGGTTTTTGATGCTAAAATACACAACATGAAAATGAAACCTAGAATTGTAGAATTAAATTTAAGCAAAGAAGAAAGGCAAGAATCAACAGAACTCGCTAAAAATGCTTTCGCTAGGATGCAAGCAGAATTTAAAGCAAGGAAAAGCAAAAATGACAAGTAATGAAATGCTCATAAAAATAGGTGCAGACGCCAAAGATTTCAATAAAGAAATTGACGGAGTTAAAGACCAAACAAAATCATTAGAAAAAGATCTTAATAAAATTGCCGCTGCTTCTGCGATTGGATTCGCAGCATTGACCGCTTCTGTTGGTTTCGCAGTTTCAAAGTTTGCAACGTTCCAAGATAGTTTTACTAATGTAGGGACATTACTTGACTCTTCTTCTTTTAAAACAAAAACTTTAAGCGAAGGCATCAAAGGCTTGCAAGCCGATGTATTACGAATTGGCTCAACGTCAGGGGAAAGTTTTCAAGTTTTAAATAAGGCATTGTTTGATTTAATATCAGCAGGATTCCCAGCAGAGGAAGCTACGAGCGTGCTATCAGATGCCGTCAACCTTGCAGCGGCAGGAGCAACAGATACCGCAACGGCTGTTAAAGCTTTAACTGCATCTATCACAGCGTACGGGAGAGAAGCCGGCACTACGTCAGAGGTGGCACAAAAGTTTTTCCTTGCTCAAAAATATGGCGTTACAACGGTCGGAGAGTTATCGCAAGAGTTTAATAAAGTCGGTGGACTAGCGAGACAACTATCAATCGGATTTAATGAAATACTTTCCGCTTCTTCGGCATTAACAGCAAACGGGGCGAAGCCAACTACACAAGCCTTTTCAGAAATGAAAGCATTGTTAAGCTCTGTGATCGATGCACAGTCTAGATTGTCCGGTGAATCGGTTGGAGTTCAAAAAGCACTAGGCCTTCAAAATGTCAAGACGAAAGGTTTGGTTGTTGCCTTACGAGAAACGATGGACGCAACAGGCGGCAATGTTATCTCGATGAAAAAACTTCTTGGATCGAGCGAGGCATTGAGCGCAGCACTATCTTTGACAGGTCAACAAGCCAATCTATTCGATAAAATTTTAACAGGCATGAATGACAAAACTGTTCTTGCTGCTACTTTTCAAGATGCTCTTGCATTAAAACAAGCAACGGTTTCAAAGGCATTTGACCGTTTGCAAGCGTCTACTTTAGCGGTTGCAATCCTGATAGGAGAGCGTCTAGCTCCTACTGTAATTCGTATCGCCGATTCTTTAACGGCATTGGCGCAAGAATTCCAAGGATTAACAGAAGCTCAAAAAACTGCTCTAGATTGGTTTGTAAAATTTGTATTAGCACTAGGAACTGGCGTAACTGCATCTACTTTGTTAGTTGGAGGCTTTTTAAAAGTATCGAGTATGCTTGCCGTATTAAGAACAGCTTTAATAGTCGGTAGGGTTTCGGCAATAGCCTTTTGGGGAGCAATGACGGGAGGGATTACGATCGTACTCTCTTTTCTTCCTGAAATTATTGCAGGAATGCAAAAACTTTTTAACATTATAGCAAAAGATGATTCTGCAAAAACTGTAGAGGAATTAAATTCTAGTTTAGACGGTTTAATAAAAAGACGAAATGAGTTATTGGTACAAAATATTGCCTCATGGCTACCAAAGTCTATGAAGGACGCCGCATTAAAGGCAAGACAAGAAGAAATAAATTCACTTGATTCTCAAATTCAAAAAATACAAGAGCTTATAAAAATAAAAAAACAAGAGCAAGATACAAAGGTTGTTCCTCAACCAGTTACTCCAAAAGAAAAAATAGGTGTCGAATCAGGCGTTGATTTATTAGACGAGGAATCGAAGAAAAGAATTCAAATCAAGAAAAATGAAAATGAAATATTGCTTGCTCAATCTAGGGGAGTAGCTGCTTCTGAAATAGTGTTGATGAAAAAACGTCAAGAAGCCGAGTTAGAACTTTCAGCAGCAAAATTAATGGGAAATGCTCAAGAAAGAAACTTGGCAATTGAAAATGCAAAATTAAAATTAGCAAGTTTAAATTCATTAGACGAGGAAACAAAGAAAAGAATTCTTTTAAAAATAAATGAGAATGAAATACTCAAGGCACAAGCGCAAGGCTTAAATGACGTTGAAATAGGATTTATAAAGAAAAGTCAAGAAGCAGATGCTGAGAGATCATCAGCCGAGTTGCTATCTAACGTAACCGAAAGAGATATGGCGATTGAGAATGCCAAATTAAAAGATGCTGCACTATTAGAAGAGTTGAACGCTTATAACGTTGCACGAACAGAACAACAGGCAATGTTTGATCAACTAGATAAAGAATCAAGGGATGCTTTGAGTTTAGAGGAACAAGATAAATTAGCTCAAAAACTTTTGACCGATAAACAAATACGAGAACAAATTGCAACAGAAAAACTTACAGAAGATATTGCTAATAAAAACCAATCTCTTTTAGAAGAAAAAAAATACGGTTCTGCTGTAGCAAAAACAAATGAATTTTTTCGAAGAGAAGATATTAAGGGAGTTGTTGCTGCATCTGGTGAATTAGTAGCTTTGGCAAATTCAAAAAATGCTACGATGAAGGCAATAGGAAAGACCGCTGCGCATTTCAATGCTTTTATTGCGACAAAAGAAGGGGCAATAAAAGCATACACATCATTAGTTGGTATCCCGATAGTTGGACCTGCACTAGGTATTGCAGCAGCGTCGGCATTGACAGCGTATGGAATTGAACAACAACTTGCCATATCAAGGGCGGCTCAAGGTGGTATCGTGCCTGGTGGCATGGGAGGCTCGAGAGATAGAATACCAATGATGTTAGAACCCGGAGAGTTGGTGACACCAAAGGCTCTTGTTCCCGATTTCATTCAATCAGTTGGAAGACCGAACAATAATAGTGCTGAACAATCGACAACAATTAATTTAAGATTGACTGAAAACTTAATGGATTTCATAGAGGCCCAAGTCGTAGAAAGACGGGCATTAAATGTAGGTATTATATGAGCGCACAAATAAAGTTTTTTACAAAGAATATAATTGATCTTGATAATTCTTCGGCAAGCATTCAAGTCACTGATGCAGTAGCATTTAATAACGGTCAGTCATTTGTCGATTATATGAGAAATAGAAATAATACGTCGTCATGGGCCACAACACAATCAACTGATGCAGCAAACACGACGTTAGATATTTTCTTTGGCGATAGTCGAGATTTAACTTCAATATTTCTGATACTTCATAATTTAAAAAGTTATTCAATTAAATATTTTGATGGACTAGCGTTTCAAGATTTTTCAACGGCAATTAATGAAACGACAAATACTAGTTCTGTTACACAACACGAGTTTACAAAGGTTACGACATACCAAATTAGAATAATTATCACAGGAACTATGGTAGCAAACGACGATAAGTTTATTCGACAAATTCTTTGTTGTGATAAATTGGGAGTTGGACAATTAGAGACATGGCCTAAAATAGATAATCCAGAAATATCATTGAATAAGCAATCTTCTAAAATGATAAGCGGCAAAACGCATATCATTGAGACGGCTGGTTTTTTTAAAGCATCATTAAGCCTATCAACATGGAAACCTAGTGGTGATCTTGATATTCTTGAGAAGATATTTTTCAGAAGAGAGGGCGTTTTGGTTTGGCTTAGTGGAGGCGACGAAGATCAATTTTCAAGCAAGCGAATCGGATATAAGAAAGAAGACATTTATTTGGTTAGGCCAACAAATGAGTACCAACCAGAATGGTCAAGCAATTTATATAAAAGTGGATTGAATATTAAGATGGATCTTGCAGAGGTAACAACTTAATGGGAGCAATAAAATTTTATATAAAAACTTTTGATCAAGCTGGAAATTACGAAGCTGATTTTGTTGATATAACAAAAGATGTCAATGTCTCTTCGATAGGATCAATAAATCAATCAATAGATAGCAATGATTATGACATTGGATTTTTCAAATATTCTAGTTTTTCTTTGGCGTTGAGAAATGACCATGGAAAATATTCTAATCCTCCAGCAACGTTGAGCATGTTCAAGTACAAGCGCAAAAGTTCTATTTTTAAAATGACTTGGGAGATACAAGACATTGATACACAATGTTGTGTAGCAATTTGCGGAGAGTATAAACTATCTCCAGCGGTTGAAATCTTTACCGGACTAATAGACGACGATGCAAGCACTACAGATATTTATGATCAAAGATTTAAGTTTACTGTATTAGGTTTCGAATCTCTCTTCTCCTCTGTGGAAGTAAACTTCGGAAGTCTTGCCAATGGACAAACAACAAAGGCAATTTTATTATTGATCTTAGATCAAGTCGGGATTAATGATTTGCTGGTTGTCGATACGCTTAATATAAATCCAAATGTGGATTCAATCATAGATGTTGTTGAGCCATTTCGAAACGTGACTGTTAAGAAGGCATTAGATGATTTATTGTTTTTGTCGAATTCAGTTTTGTTCATTAAAGATCAGACTATTTATATTTCATCAAGAGTGGAAACAGCAAGTATTGATTATACTTTTTATGGACAAGCTTCAATTAATGGCGTTGAGAATATAATTTCTCTTTCCGATGTAAGAATAGGATTAAACAAAACATTTAATCTTTTGAAATGGGAAGAAACAGATTTATCATCAAGAGACTTTTCGTCAATCCAAAAATGGGGAATACGATCAAGAGATCCAATTAATTTTGATCAGATTACAAATAATTCTAGAAGACAAGACATTCTTGATTCACTTGTTACAGAGTACAAAAACCCTAAGATGGAATTAGAAATACAATCGCCTTTTACATATGAATTGTTATTAGTTGGAATATTAAATAAAGTTGTATGTGACTACCCGACAGTATTCGTGGGAGCGCAGGGTGGGGATGTGCCTGTATACGGAGCAAGCAAATATGGTGTGGCAAAATATCCTTTGGGCCAATGGAGTTTAACTTTAGATCCGACGACAGAATTTAAGATTATGTCTTTGTCGTTAAATATAAAACAACAAACTGTAACATTAAAATTAAGAGAGGTTTAACATGGGAATAGGAAATATTAATTCTGCAACAGATGGGACGACAATCCCGTCAGCTCATCACAATTCATTGAAGGATGCTTTATGCGTTGACGTTGTTCCGAGAAATGTTTCAGGCGTAGTAACCAATGAAGCCGGAAGCCTTGGATCTTCAACCTTTGTTTGGTTGTATGCTTTCATGAGAAGATTATTTATAGGTGATCCGATAAAAAATAATTCTGTGTGGACCGAACCAGGAGGAGACATAGTAATCACAAGAAATAATATTGATGTGTGTTCTGTCCTTGCTACTGGATTATTCGGGCTTGCGACAAATAGTGTTGGCAATTCACAGATGCAAGATAATTCTGTTAATACAAACGAGATAGTAAATAATGCCGTAACAAATGCAAAAAGAGGACTAACGGTAGGGCAACAAATTAGTTCATCATGTGGAAATTTTTCTACTTCATCCGATTCATTTGTCGATGTTACTAATTTAAGCGTAAGCATAACAACACTAGGAAGGCCTGTTATGGTTTTCTTGCAACCTGTTGCCGATTCAAATATATATACTCCTAACGATGGAAGCGTAAACGCAAAAATAAGAATCACAAGAGATGGTGTAGAGATATCACAATTTACCATAACAGGATATTCAGCATCATACGCTTTTTATACACCCTCGATGTTAACCATGGATGTTGTCGCAGCAGGTTCATACAATTATAAGCTACAGGCGATAGTTGAGAATTTAACAAATAAATCTGTATACATAAACAATTATAAGTTAGTAGCTTACGAACTTTAGGAGATACTAAGATGTTAATATCAGATATTCCGACAAGACCGAACGGCGGCACAATTTATGCCTCTTGGTTTAATGATTTAAGGGATTCAATTATCGGCTCATTTGGCAATGGCGCACTCTTAACCATAGGTGCAAACTACACTTTGGCCTCTAATGATTCTGTAATAGAATTAAATTCTAGTTTAAGCACCATTGATATTACAGTACCAACGGCACTACCAGAAAATAAGGGAAAAACTTTTTTATTTATTTGTTCGGACATTACAAATACAATAAGACTTTTACCAACGGCATGTAATATAAATGGGAAGACATCTTTTTATTTTTCACAAAAATATCAAGGCATTTTAATTAAATCGAGTGGGACAGAATGGCTTATCTGTTCATCGACAGACTCATACTTGCCTATAAAATATCACGGTCAGCCGAATGATAATGATAGTTTTAGATTGGGAGATATTGGAGGTGATTTTGTAATACAACAAAGAAAAGCCGGTATATGGGAAGAATTAATAAATTTCGGGAGAAGATAAATGAAAACAATTTTAAATTTTTTATGTTTTGTAATATTATTGATTATTTATTTCAATGCCAATTCAGCAGAAAATGAAATAAATTTTCGCCAGGATAATGTTTTCATTGGAAGAACAAAAGGATTAGGAGAGTTAAACGCTTCTTCTATTAAAGCTGGCGATGCAAACGGTCTATCACTAAAGGACTCCAATGATATTACTGGTGTTTTGATAAGCGGAGATGTGACAATAAACAAGATCGTATCTGCAAAAAAAGATTTGAATATCGACGCAAATATTATTCAAACGAATGGTTACATATCAACAAGCAACACGGTTGATGCTAATGGAGATATAAACACAAACTCATCTTTTCTTCTCGATTCTTTTTTAATGATTTCTAATACTGGAAGAGACCTAGCTTTAGGAATTGACACAAACACTACATTGATAAATGGAGATGTGACGGTAAATAAAACGTTGAGTTCTAATGGGAACATAAACACAGATAGTTCTTTTCTTTTAGACTCTTTTCAAATGATTTCAAATACTGGACGTGATCTTTCTCTAGGAATCGATACGAACACAACTTTAATTAATGGAGATGTGACGGTAAATAAAACGTTGAACTCTACGGGAAATATCAATACAAACGGTTTTTTATCTTTCGATAATTTTCAAATGATTTCAAACAGTGACAGAGATTTAACTTTGGGTATTGATACCAACACAACACTAATAAATGGCGACGTTACCGTTAATAAAACTTTAAGTTCTATAGGCGATATCAATACTAACGGGTCTCTTTTGTTTGATTCTTTTCAAATGGCTTCAAATTCTGGAAGAGATTTAATTATAGGAATAGACACCAACACAACACTAATAAATGGTGACGTAACAATAAACAAAACTTTGGATGTTAACAAAGATTTAAACATCGATGGCAATGTTCTTTTTGATGGAATTAAAATTTTATCGAACAATGGTCCTGATTTATTGGTCGATTCTAATTTAATTGTTAACAATATTGTATCAACAAATATTTTAAGAATTTTAGATGCAGATAAATCAAATGTTACATCCATATCACAACAAAACATTTTTTCTGATTTGGTTTTATCTTTGCCAGTTGATCAAGGGTTGTCCGGTCAGGTTTTGTCTACAGATGGGAATGGTCTAACGTCATGGATAACTGGGACAGCACAAGGAGACAACCTCGGTAATCATACAGCTACCGAAAATTTAAAAATGAATGGCTTTAATATTGTTGGAGGAGATTCGAACAACGTATTTATTTTGGACTCAAATGGGGTATCGATTAAAAGTAAAAAAAATAGGTTTATCTCACTAGATCCAAATAATTTTATACAGCAAGAAGGAAATTCAATCGAGATTAAAAGCGGATACAATAAAATGTCTTCGCTTGATCCAAATGTTTTTATTTTAAATGATTCTAATGGCATAATAATAAACACGGGCGCAAATAAATTTTTAAATTTGAATTCAAAAACAAAGGTCAATACATTAGGTGGAAACTTATATTGGGGATGCGCTCGTGAGACATATACCCTCGGGAGCGTAGCATCAATCACGTTAACATGCCCAACAAACAAAAAAGCGATTTCTTGCGGCTTCTCAACTCAACAAGCGGCATATGTGGTGTCGTTATTTATGAGCGACAATACTTGTTATTCTAACAGCAATGCGACAATAACTAGCTATACTCTATACGGTATGTGTTGTTATCTATAAAAGGGGAATTATGAGATATTTATTCTTGTTTTTAATTTGTTTTTCATCTTTGGCGGCAGAGAAATTTTATTATATAAAAAATGGATGGCTAGGCACTTCTGAACAAGTCGAGGTAAACGGTGTTTTTATCCAAACACCTAACGGTTTTCCTTTATGTGAGGCAACAATCATAGATCATAATACAAACTTTCCTATTCCATATTCATATCTGGAACGTGATTCAAACGATGTTATTTTATGCCCTGTCCAGATTTCTGAATCCAGAAAAAATCAAGAACTTGCCAAAGATTTAATCGAAAAGGCCATTATAAAAAAGTCAATTGATCGGGAATGTGGTGAGAAAATTGTCGATTTTGTTGCTTACAAAAATGATCTAAAAAGTTTAACGGACCAGCAAAGAATTGACATGAGTGCATTATATTCTTTGCCAAAAATGTTGTTGAAGGACGGATCTTTGTTGATTGCAAAGTCAAAAATATCTGAAATAATCCCTGATGGAATACTGATAACGGCGTCGGATCAATCCGAAATAATTTCTAGGATAAATTCTTGCTTGGGAGAATAACAATTGGACGGTGATACGTTCAGTAATGGCGGTGACTATTCCCTCTCGGGGGCTTGTGGAGTACTGTCTGGTTCGAGTCCAGTGTCACCGCTATTTTTTTGGAGAGATATATGAAGACCTTATTTATTTCTTTGATGATTCTTGCAATCGCTTCTGGTGCGAAGGCGATTATTGACGTTGCGGTTTTGGAAGAAAAAGTACGATCGATGAGGGATATAATCCTTGAGATAAAACAGGACACACGAGAGATTAGGTCAAGTATTGAAAACATGACAAAGAATAAAAAATCTTTATAATAAAAAGTGCGAGTGGATTGTTCCCATGGTTGAAGGAATAAATTTTGCTAGCAGAGCATGAAGCTCGCACCTACAACAACAAAAAGGGGCATCTGATGAACTTAAACAACTTAGTGGTAGAACTTAAGAAGGAAGGAATTGAAGTAGCGGAAGAGGGTGCAAAGGGCATTGCTCGTGCAGTAATCTCTTGGCTTGAACTTGAATGTGTTGCCAGTAATAACGTTTTTGTTAAAATGGTTTCTTTGGTGCTTGAAAAGGCCAAACCTTTGATCATGGAACTTTTGGAAAAAATTAATCCAAATGATTAAGTCAACTAAGCAGAAGTTTATCGACTTGTTAGAGAGTACATTGGTGAAAGGTGTACTCTCTAGTTTTTTTTCTGGGTCAAGCTGGTTTCAAAAATTGATAGTAAAATTGGTTTTGCAATATGGTTTCGATAAGGCAATTTTGCCGGCAATAAATTTCCTTTATCGAAAAAAATTGTATTACGCCGCCGTAGAAAACGGTGTCCAGGTTATGAAAAGGGTAAATAGTGCTACAACACAAATTGATTATGACGCTTCTGTTGACGATATCTTTCGTTAGTTGTAATGCGCCTAAAATAAAGCCATTGATAAAATACGATATGTCGATTGAATTTGATCGATGTCGCCTCGTTTGTTTTGACCTAAATAAGATGAAAATAATTAATGATTCTAATTGTAAATTTTCCGATGGATCTGATTTTTATACGACTAATTTTCCAATAGAATTTTGCGATAAAACTTCTGGGTTTAGTCTTGACGATTGGGCAAAGAAAATACTCCCATGGAAAAAAGAACTTGAGCAATTTTATATTGATACTTGTAAGCTACCTGAATCCGCAAAAAAACAATTTAACTAGACCTTTTTTAATCAAGTCAAAAACATATCTTTGGAAAGTTGGCGTGTCGGTGCTCTCGCAATGTTTTTTCATGATTTCACAAAATGTTAAATTTGTGAAAGTGTATTTAGAAAAGCACATCATAACGCCTCATTGATATTGATCAATCTATTTCTTCTGTCGATCTTAGATACAATATAGTTTAGGCCATTAAGAAAAGATCCTTCGAATTGACCAAAAAAATCAACTAACTTTTGTCCGGTCAATCCGTTTTTTGCGAGCCAAAGTAGGATGCTATGTTCTCGATTTTTGTCTTTCTTTTTTGAATAGAAGGCGTGGAGCTGCAACAGGTAGAAGATAGTCGCATCGTTCCCGTCATAAAGACGATTCAGTAGAAACTTGAGTTGTATGTTGTTTAGAGTATCTTCCATGTTATTTCAACAAAACTGATAATTGTTTTTTCAATCTCATTTGCATCTTTAATGTTAAATTTGCAAATGATGGGTTGTCAATTGTAGATTGAAGATTCATTAGTTTTCTGTTGAATATCATGATTTTAGAATTGAATCCACAAAGGCGTTTTGTTTGAATGAAACTAGAATCAACCGGAATAGAAAGCATGTTCAAGATTACCCTGGGCGGTAGTCCGGTTTTTTTGTTACATGACTTAAGGTTTTCGTTAATTTTGTGCAGGATTTTGTTTTTTCGTTCGTTCACGGAAGTATCTCCTTTTCTACATTGGTTTTCCGAAGGGCACTAGTTGTATTTCTTTGATTTCTGATTTATTAGCCATAGATCGTTCATAAAACTGTTTTTCTGATGTATATAGTCCAACAAAAATAGTTGGGTAAACCGAGTCGATTCTTTGAACGATTACTTCGTACAATTGAACTTTTTCAATTGGTTTCTCTTCTTGTTCCTCAATTGGTTTTTCACAAATTCCCCAATCTAAATAATCTCTTATAACTATTTCTACTGAAAGATCGATTGGTTTTATGTGCTTAAAAAATATACCAAGATTTTCATCTATAGAAAATCTATCAAGATTTCTATATTTGTTACAGTAAAGATCCTTTCTTCGTAAGATTGCTTCAACCGCTTCTTGTTTTGATTGAAAATTCATTTTGGTTTCTCCTTAATTTCTATTTTTTCTTCTGTTGTTAGTCGCTCCAATGTTTCGAGCAGTAATCAAAGCTTTTTATTCCCTGTTCATAACTTCTTATGCCTTCGTCGATCATACAATCAAACAAAAGTTCCTTGCACGTTTCAACAATTGGCCGTACATCGCCTTGAAAATATCCTGTTGTTGCGAGATCTTCACAATAGACGTGAGCTTGGATCGTGAACAATAAAAAAAGGTCGGTTAGAATATTCATTCTTTTTTACCCTGTTGTTCTTCTTCTACTCTTCTTGCTATCATTTCGTAACAAATATTGAACTCATGTTCTTCGACTCCAAAGATCATAACTAGTTGTTCCATCATGAAGTACACATCGCAGATTTCTTTAACCAAATTTTCTTTGTTTGATTTTCCTCTTCGAAGGTGATTTATTGCAACGGCCAATTCGTTTAGCTCTTCGATCACTTGATTTAATTGCACGTCTTTTCCATTTTTATTTACCAAAAAATTAACGATCTTGGTTAATCGTTTCATGCTAATCACCATTTTCCATATCTCCAATTTCAGATATATTCTCGCTTAGTTCAAAGCTTTGAGAAAATATTATTTCGCCACACACAGGGCAATTTGTTTTTAAAGAATAAATGCAAACGTCATGCCCGTTTTTGCATTTAAACTTTGTCGGGTCTTTGATCATAAAAAACCTTAATCGCCTCTATTATAATCTTAAACTCGATATCATCTTTATATTTTACAAAAAACGTTTCTATCATTGTCATTGCGTCGCTTTTTAATTTTCTCTCCAAGTCTATCTTTCTTTTCTTCTCAAGCGCAGCATCTTTTATTTTTTGTTCAGCAAGCCTTTTTTCTTGTTCAATAAGTTCTTTCTTGGTTCGTTCTTCTCGTTCCTTTTCTTCGATTGCAAGGCGTTTTGCTTTTTCTTCGGCTTCTTTTTTCTCCCTTAATATTCTTTCTTCGGTTTCAATTAGAAATCTTCTTTTTCTATCCTCTTCATCGATAGCTCTTAACCGTTCTCGTTCTTCTTTGGCAATTGTTTCCTTTCTTAATATTTCTTCTTCTTGTAGTGCCTTGATCTTTGCAGCATGTATGGCTTGCTCTTCTTTTATTCTTTCGGCTGCTTCAATTTCTTTTCTTCGTAGTTCTTCTTTTTCTTTTTCAAATGCCTCTCTTTCCGCAGCCATTTTCTTTCTTTCTTCGTCTAGCTTTCTATCTGATTCTTCACGAGCAGCTTTTTCAATAGCAAGTTTCTCTTCCATTTCTTGTCGAATTTTCGCTTCTTCATCTAATCTTTTTTGTTCGATTTCGGCGGCAAGTATTCTAGCTTTTTCTTCTTTAATATCGAGGAGTCGTTTTTCTTCTTGCTTGATCAAAACATCGTAACGTTCCTCGAGTGGTATTATAACATCGGATATTCGTTTTGCTTCAGAATCGACGTATCTACCATAGGCGATAGAACTTTCCTTTTCTTCTTTGCGTGCTTTCTCAAGCTTTATTCGTAATTCCCGAAGTTCTGCACGTCCGTTTCTTGCCGAGATCATGCCAGCCTGGTTGCTTACGTCGATCACAACGTTTTCGTGGCGTGCCCTGATATCAGCAAGAGCAGCGGTTACAGGACTATAGCGTTCAATTTCTTTTTTATCATTCATTTTGTATCTCCTTTTAAAAACTAACCGACACCGGAACCGGAACCTGAACCGTCACCGGAACCGAAACCTGAACCTGAACCGTCACCGTCACCGAAACCGAAACCTGAACCTGAACCGTCACCGTAATCTTTGTCTTCCATTGTCTTTCCTATAAAAAAGATAGGGGAATTTCTTCC